AAACGCCACTTTTCCTAAAGGTATCTTTGTCATATTCGTGTAACTTTAAGTTATCCAACATTCAAATAAAGTTCTCCCGTCTGTTCATCAAACTTGATAAGTTTGTCGCTTACTTCATCTTCAAATTCCATGTATAGAATCATGTCATCATCGTCTATGCTGAATGTCGGGTACAGCACGCCGCCTTTTGCGAGCACACCTGTATCGACATACTTTTTCTGAGCTTCATCCCATTTCCACCAATTTCCATTGTCTCCCATTTTGGGCGGGTTGTCAGCCTGCTCCTTTGCCCGGTCAGCTTGCGTGTCAGCGTTTCCCGCCGCCGTGTTTGCTTTCGTAGCCGCACTGTTGGCAGAGGAAGCGGCACTGTTGGCTGAGTTGGTGGCGGTCACGGCGGCTTCCTTTATCTCTTCTAAATCTTCACGGGCATTGTCCGCATTGGAAGCGGCGGTATTTGCCTTTGTTGCCGCATTGTTTGCGTTGGTTGTGGCGGTATTTGCTGCTGCGGTTGCCTTGTCAGCGTTTCCCGCCGCCGTGTTTGCTTTCGTAGCCGCACTGTTGGCAGAGGAAGCGGCACTGTTGGCTGAACCCGCTGCGGTGTTCGCACTATTGGCGGCTGTCTCGGCTTTTTTCGTTGCGGCTACGGCATTTTCATAGGCGGTCTGAATGTGTTCCAGACTGACCTTGACGCTCGTTTGAACCCCATTTATCAGCTTAACGCCGATAGTGTATAATCCTTTCAGATTGTCGGAAAGGGTTAATTCGCTGATTTTAATTCTTTTCAATCCCATAATGTCATATTATTTTTCGTAAGTCAATCGCAAACTCCCCGTCTTCTGTCACAACCAAATCCCGTGTTTCCGTGGCAAGCACAAATTCATCGTCTTCAAGCCTGAATGAAATGAAGCATACGGTAACGGTAAATTTGAGCCATATTTTATCAGAGGCGTAAAACTCGGACACGGAACAGCTTTTATAATGGCAGGGGTATTCATATCCCGTTTCATCAGAGTATAACAGCCGTTGTTCAGGACGCACAAGGTCATACAGCAGAGCGTTATAGTTGCGCCACAGTTCAGTCAGTGAGGCGGCTTTCATAAGGCAGTTTATCTTTACGTCCTTTGCCTTATAGGTCACTTTTTCCCCGTCATACAAAGCCCCGTTCAATTTGTTGATATTGCGCAGGAGGCTGGTCTTGACATTCGGCGATTTCTCTATTTCATTAAGCGTTCCCTCCAACACATGAACCCCATAAACAGAGAACGGCTTCCCGTCAAGTTCATAATAATCAGAACCGGGAACAGTGCTTTCAGGTTCTTTGTAGGTGTACCCGTCCAAAGGGAAATCATCGGCAAGCTTTATCGTGATGAAACCGAGATGCGTTGCCAAATCCGTGTTAGGGTTTGACACAAGACGAAGACGGTAAGTACGTCCTATCTCCCTGAAATCAAACGTATGATAGGCTTTGTCTGACAATCGTTCTATGAAGCCTCCCCAACGGTAATCCATGCCTGAGAGAACAATTTTTAAGGAAAATTCCTTCGTGTTCAAGGTAGGTTCTGACAAGTCAGGTTCTATGCCGTCTTCTTCCTGCCAGTCGTTGCTTGTGACCGCTTTCAGAGGCGGGAACGCCACAAGTTCGTTGTAGCCCCCCTCCTGAACATAGATGCCGTACTCTGTGAACGCATCCTTACCGTCTATGTAAAATCGTCCTGACATCATAATATTACCGCATTTCCTGACACGTTACGAATTTGTTGGCAACCCGTTGACCCCTTGACGGAAACAACCGCCCAGCCCGAGGCGTTGATGAACGCTTTAGCCCCGTGAAGAAGAAAAATTTCATGGCGTTCAAGCGTGTCACAGTTTATCGTTGCGTTTGTACGCCCGATAAGAACCGCTTTTCCCGGGTTTCTCAGCGTGATTATACCCGCATCAATGTAAACACCGTACTTCTCGGGGTTGAACGGCTTGAACAGCCTGAAAGTCGCTATATTCGGGAAACGGTGTTTGATACAGAACTCCATACCTTGTGGGCTTGTGAACAGCCGTATAAGGCTCTGTAAATCTTCCGTGCCTTTGAACATATCACACATACGGTATTTCTCTGCCATATTTGGCAGGGAACGGCTATCGCACTCCTGCCGGGCTTGCTCTTTGGCAACCCTCCATTGGGCGTAAACTTGTCTAATAATGTCTTCCATACTTATATCATTTTTATGCCTTTCAAGGCGAAATCGTTAACTGTATCTTTTGTCTCTTTGACTGAGCTTTCAATGCGTTCAATGCGTCCTGCCATGTTTTCGGTGTGTTTCTCAATGTTCAATACTGACTGTAAAATCATGTTCACGACAGAAAGAATGATTTTCGTGTTCTCAGCGATTGAATACGTGTGCCCCTGAATGGCTGTCGCACGTCCGTTCAATTCATCAACACTTTCTTGCGAAGCTGTGGCGATTCCTTTCTGAGAGGCTTCACGGGTTGCGTCTGCTGTTACCTCAAACATTGATTTGACGTTCTCAGGCAGGTTTTCCCATATCTTGGCGAAATCTGTTCCGACAGCGTTCAAGTCAGAAGCGAAACCACTCATGGATTGGATAACAGCGTCAAGACCGATAAACTGACCGTCCTTGAACCATTTAGCCTTGTACTTGTCGAATATCTCCCCAAGAGGTTCTTCAAGAAACTTGGAAACCAACATTCTTTTCATCACGTCAGCCACGATGTCTTTGACCTTATCGCCCCATGCCTCGGCGTAATCTTCGCCAGCCTGAAACGCTTCAAAAAAAGCGTCTCCGAGTTCTTTGGCAATATCGGAACTTGAACCGCCGATGATGTCCTCAACCATGTCATTGATGATGGCGACAGCCTGTGCGCCGAGTTCTTCAATTTTTCTGTTCCATTCATCAATCTTACCGTGGTCTGTTTTTTTCTTGTCTTCTTCATTCCTGATTTGTTCTTGAATAAGAAGTTGCTGCTGGGCGAGGTTTTTAAGCTGTTCTTGGGCGTTGCTGTATTTCTCACCCCCGAGAGCCTTGTCAGCCGTGTAAGCGATATTTGCATACGCCGTGGCGAGTTTTTCTGCGGTCTTTTGAAGCAGTGCTGCGTTGTTTGAAACGTTGCTGAACAGAAGTCGCCAAGCCCCTGCTACGTCATTGACAGCGATTTTATTTCTCAGGAGTTCTTTGTAAGTCTCAGATAAAGCCCGTTTCACACGTTCAACCGCTTTTCCGCTATTTTCTTGTAACCGCACAATATCTGCGTTGTCAAGTTCCCATTGGAGTTGGTCTATTCTATCCTGCAGGGCTTCAATTTCTTCTTGCTTCTTGTCATCATTGTTGAACAGGTTCACAATCTGCATGGCTATTGACATGGCAGCCGATATGATAGTCAGGATGACAGAAGCCTTTTCAACCGTTTGAATGGCTGTTGCTGCCGCTGTCGCTGTTCCCTGAATACCGGTGGCAGACATATTCACAAGCTGAACAATACCGTTTATCATTGACAGAGAAGCGGTCATGATGCTGCCAGCCGTTGAAATGATTTCGCCTGCCACGCCGCCGACCGTGTCGCCAATGCTCTCAAACTCCCGTTCACATTCTTGAAGCGTCTTGTACAAGTCCTCCCATTCTTTGATTGAGCGTTTGCCGGGATTTATATCATTTTTAGCCTGTGCTTTCTCAACATTCTTTTTGGCTGTTGCGACTTTGGCACGGGCAACAGCGATTTTATCAGAAGACCCGCCGTTCTTTTCAAGTTCGGCAAGTTCCTTTTCTGCCTCCGCTAATACATTCTTCAACTGTTTAAGGGTTAGTTCCGCTATTTCATCGCACCATGCCTGATACGTTTCTTCACGTTGTGCGAACTGTTCGTCTATGCCTTTATAGGCTTCCTGTTCAGCACGGTTCAGTTCGTCCACGTTTCCTTGTGTGACACCCTTACGGAGCTTCTTGTTGCCGTCTTTATCTGTTTCATAGAGGCTTTCACGTTTTTTCTCGTATTCCTCTGTTATTTTTAGACGTTGCTGTTCATAGGTCAGAATGTCTTTCATCATATCGTCAAGGGCTTGTTTGTTACCTTTGACTTGAATCTGCCTTGCAACTTCGGCATAAGACTTTAACATTGCTTGCTGCTCGGAAGAAAGGTCAGAGGTTGTCAGGTTCAAGGAAGCCCGGTATTCAAGCTGTTGTTCCTTTGTCGCTTTCGGGTTCTGATTGAGCCATTCAAGCACTTTTTTGTCTTTCAGGTCTTCAATCATTTTCTGCGCCCGTTTATCGTTCTCGGCGATAAGGCGGTCATAGTTCAACTGCACCTGCGCAACGGTCTTTTCATAACCGTCTTCAAGTTCGTTGATTTGAGCCTGACGGATGTCTATCTCGGCTTGTGAAACTGCTTCTGAAACCTTTGCTGAATACTCCTTGATTTTAGCCGTGCGTTGGGCTGTTTCATCGGCGATTTTTTGCTGTTCTTTAGCGAGTCTCTTTTCCTCGTTCTTTTCCTGCGTTGTCTTCTGGCTTGTACCCGCTTGTTCAAACAGTTTTTGAAAGTCAGATGAAACAGAGGTCATTTTCTCGGAATACTTGTTTATACGAGCGTCTATTTCGTTCAGAACAGGGTCATTGGCGATTGTCTGTTTGAACGCTTCGCGGGCTTTTCTCGCACCTGCCTCGGTGTAAACCCATGCTCCGTTGCGGTCAACGTATTCATAGCCTCCTTGTGTCGTGTGTGAATATCCCGGCACTTTGCTTCCCGCCTGAATCTTATCCATTTGGTCTTCAAGAGCCATTTGGCGTTCAACCCTCTTTGCGTAGGCTTCATCAAGACGGGATTGCCATGCGGCGGCTTCCGCACGTTTCTGAAATGCTTTCATCATCAAGGAAGTGTTCTTGACAAAGATGTTTTCAGCATCATTGACGCTGTTGACGGCAATTCCCAATTCTTTGAACTTCGTCTGACTTTCTTTTATCCACTCACGCTTTTCATGGGCTGACTTGCATTTCTTGTATTCGTCTTGAAGACGTTTATACGTTGAAATGGCTTTGCCCGCTGATTCGCTAACCTGTTTGTTGAACGCTTCGGCTTCCTCACGTTCCTTTTTCAGAGCGTCAGCGGCTTCGTCCGTTGATTTTCTGAAAGCAAGGAAAGCTGTCACGGCGGCTGCAAGAACAGACAGAACCAAACCAAGCGGATTTGCTTTTACAGCCATGTTGAAAAGCAACATAGCGTCTTTGGCTGAACGTATAGAGGTTGTTAGAGACAGAAAAGCACTAACAGTTCCCCAAATGTTCATCAATTTATGTGCGGCTGCGACAGCGATAACGGCGGCTTTATATGCCCCGTATGTAGCGATGATTGTCAAAAGGATGTTACCGACTGTTTCCCAGTTCTCAATCAGGGTTGAGACAAGACCAAGAGAGGTGTTTATTACCCCCTCCTGTGACTGACCTATGGCATTGAACATTGTGTCGATTGCGTCCTCAATGTTTGAAATCTGCCCTGTGATTGTTTTTGACTGAGCTTCCATAAGACCGCCGAACTTACCGCCCTC